GAAGCATTATCTTTAACTGCATAATTACCTTGAGACATTGTATGTATTGCCTTAAACAGACCTGAATGGGGAGAATCTACCTTATCTGTTAATCCATTAGCGGCAGTAGATGATAAAGTACTAAGATGTCCGCTATTTGCTACTGCTCCCATATCACTCAACCTCCACCGTATATATCACTTCGATAGTGTCACTTGTTGAAAAGTTTCCTATTGCATCAAAGTTTATTCTTGAAAGCATTATGTTTTCAACTGGGCTATAATCATAAGTAGCATCATCTATTAAAGCCATTTCATCATCCTTAGGAACATCACCGAAAAACCCTACTTCCCTAATAGTATATCCTTGAAGTTCAGTCCCAGTAAATGTTCCTCTAAATTCTACAACCTTATCATCTGATGAACTAGAAGTAGTATCAGAATCTGTACTAGTAGGTAAAGGAGTATCAAGAGTAGTAGATGTAGGATTAGTTCCACCTCCACCTGTTCCAAATTTTACTTTACCCGAAGTGCTTCCAAAAAATTCTCTAAGAAATAATGCCATTTTTTTCTTTGTTGTGTCTGTTATCATATAAAATCCTCATCTCTTATTATCTCTGTTATTGTTTCTTGGGGTTGCATGGTCGCTCCGAAATCTAATAATCTTTCTGAGTCGGTTTGGAATCCCAATGTGAAAGCATCCGTGTCCACTAAACCTATCCTTTTAATCACAAGTCTTAATTCTTTCAGTTTAACCGAATCAAAGAAGTCCAATGGAGAAGTAGTTGAAGTGAATTGACTTCCTCTAATTGATGCAGCATTAGATTTATTCATTATAGATAATTCTGCAAATCTATTAGCCAAATCTTTACGATAAGTTCCTACTTCTAATTCTATAAGCCCTGCTAATTCTCTTCTAATTTCATAAATTTTGTAAGTATCTTTTGGAACTCCTTCGCTTGGGAAATCCAAAGTGATTATATCACCTGCTTTCACCAATTCAATGCCTGTGCTAGACATTTTTACTGTGAACCTATCATCACCATCGGAATGTGCCTTCAGTAGTGATTTGGCCCTATTATCTACATCATCTTGTGAAACAAGTTCCATATTTACGTCTTCCAGAGTTTTCTTCCCAAATTTATCTATACTCTTACGGTTTCTCTTAATAGATTTAAGTCCACTACCATATACAATTATTTCATTAAAAAGGTCAAAAGTAGATTTATTTCTTGTTACACTTATAATTCTCAAGTCTTTATTATTATAAGATAATTCTATATTTTGGAAATCTAAATCATTACTTTGTTTAATAAGGGTTACTCCAGTTTCATCTATTCTTATTTCCTTTTCTTTATATTTTGCAGCAAAATTAGACGCATTAAAAATATCAACACCTTGATAATTAGGAGCAATATAATATGGATATTCTCTATTATCAGAAATATCATATGAAATATTTTCAGACGATATTAAATTATTAACTATATCTTCTACTTCTTCTCCAATGGTCACTGTTGAACCAATTCTTGCTGAAACAACATTAGTTAATTTAGTAGGAACTGATGACTTTAAAGTAAAGATTTCTCCAAATGAAACTAAGCCCAATAGGTCTTTTTCTATTTTACCAATAGATAATTTACATAATGCTCTATCATCATAATAATCTACTTCTAATCCCATAGATATTTTTTGTTTAGATAATCCATCAGTAATTAGCATAGAATATGGGTCGCCCCCCTTGAAAGTATTTCTATTTCCAGTAGGATTAAACAAGTGGATATAATCTCTAAGAACAGTATAAGTATTATTAAACACATAACCTGTTCCCGAAAAAGCATTTCCATCATGAGATTTAAATTTACCAGCAATAGTTAATGAAGAATTACTATCTATGGATTTAATATAATAATTATTATATTGTATTTTAATCATATCCCCTGTCTTTAAAGACCCTGCCGTCACCTTATCATTAAAATCACTACCAGTAACTTTTGGAGAATTTTCAGTTCCACCAAGAGTACCTAATGAAACATAATTAGCATGTCTCGCATCCATATCCACCGCTAAATACATAGACATTGGGGGTTCATTATCTCCAGTAAATCCTCTATACCATTTATTACTATTAAGATTTGGACCAGATGGATTTCCGTCATTATTTACCCTCTGTATAGAAGGAACATAATCATACATAGTTTCTTTTTGAGGCATTTTAGTAGTTGCCCCTGATAATTTACCGATAGATATTTCATTAGGAGAATTTTTCCATAAACAAGTTTCAGCAGGGCGCATAATTCTATAATTGTTAAAGAAATGAACCTCACCTTTTTTATTATAAGGAACATTATCAATTAAAAGTTCATGGGCTACTGTTTTACCAGTAATATTTCTTTTATGTTCATGAACATATATAATATGTTTAGGGTCAACCATACAATCATTCATAGGAGTATAATCTCCTTGAGAACTTAAAAATCCTAATGTATTAGTTTGTGAAGATGAAGCGTCACTGGTAGGAGCCGAACTTAAAACAAAGTGAGTTGAATCTGTTATAGAAGCAATTTTATGGAGAGTAATACCTGAATTTATATTCCCCAACGCAAATCCAGAAACTCTTAATCCTGCTACTATTCTTTTATCTGCGGGATGAGTAACCGTAGTGCTTGAATCACTATATACACAACCTGCAATATGAAATTCTTCTCTATCAACTTTAAGTTTAGTAGAAGTGGCTATATTAGTTCCATCAGTAAATTCTGGAAAATCATATACTTCATCCATAGTTAAATCGTATGCTATATCAAAAGACCCTATTTCTCCAGAAAAGGGAGCATAATCTAATCTTGTAGGTTTTTCACCTTCTGTTGTTCCAAAATTACCAATTAAATACATGCCTGTTAAATCCACAAAATTTAACCAAGAATTTTTATCATTATCATCAGTAGGAGAACTTGTTAATCTAAGAACAGCCATATCAGGTTTAAAAGAAGAGAGTGCTTTTCTCGCTTCTTGATTTATAGAATCGAAAGTAAAGACTCCTTCTTGAGTTTCATCTGCCCCTGTAAAGTTCAATGTCCTACCACTATAATTTCCTAAAAATAAATTAGGATGAAATACTCCGTATATTCCACTTGCAATATAACCATCTCCTGTTCCTACATAACCACAAGCATCAGAATCAAATTTTTTCTCTCCTGAAAAATTATAAAACCCATATCTCCAATCTCCTAATGTTGCTAAAAAGGAATATTCTGCACTATCTGCATGATTATACAATGAATCACTTGTTCCATATCCATCTCCATAAGTAGCCTTTGCTTCATCTTCGGAATCTCCAGATGGTACTGCACTATAACTAGTTTTAGAATAAGGGAAATTTCGAGTAATATGTCTTTGACGAGATTGAACTTTAGTTCTCACCCCTACTGGTATATTAATTGGTAAAGAATCTTCTACACTATAACTTCCTAAACTAATAACATTACATCCCACATATGGATTACCTCCCGCTTGAATCCATTCTAAAATATTAGAACTATGAACATATTCAGTTTCAATTTCATTTCCTTTTGCATAATGTAAATCCTCATTATCATTTACAGCGACAGCATTCATTTCATAGAGAGTTATTAGATTCGCTGAAACTTTTCTTACTACTCCAACAGGAACATTGGAAGGGTTATAAACTACAGAATTAACAGGAAATTTAGTTGTAGCATCTACTCCATCAACTACTATTGTTACTTGGTTATTTGCAATAAAATTTGGTTCAGCCACATCAACTCCACTATTAACAGGAGTTTCAATTTTATTCACTAAATGTTGTTTCTCTTGCATTACATTTATTGTTTGACCAGTAGAAGCCTTTGAATAAGCAGTTGAATAAAAAGTTCTAAAGGAAGGAGGTAAAGTCATAATATGAGAAGTATAAGGTGTGTATATATTATATCCAGTATTAGTAGTATCTCCATTATCAATATTATACGGCCCAAATAATTGAGTGAAATTTTGATTAAAATGGTCTAAAAATCTACTCTCTGTTATATTTTCATCAACATCTTTGTCAACTCCAATAATCAAAGTTGTCTGTGCATAATCGCCATCTTCTATTCCTATACCTTTTCCAGATGTAGAATGTGCGCCCGATGATTGTGCATTACCTGCGCCCTCAATAACTCCATATGGAATTTGCCAATAAGTATTATTATCTGTAGTTGCTAAATAATTTGTAGGTGGATAAGCGGGGGATGAATGGGTTAATATCGGGAGTTTCCCTGTTTGATGCATAGCGGCATTCCACATCTGTTGTAACATATTTAGACCAAGAGAAGGAGATACTTCTGTAAAAGTATTTTTACTTCCTCTACCTTTAGTGTGAAATCTATAAAAGGAATCTGATACAGTTTGATTAGCCAAAGTAGTTTGTCCATCACCACAAACATAAATATAATTATAATAAAGTTGAGGTGTTCCATCTGATTTTATCAAAGGTTTTCTACATTCATCTACTAAAGTAAAACTTGTAGAACTTGTATTATTTGCCTTTACTTTCCCTAAATAATGCCCTTCATCTGTAAAAATTTGGTCGCCATTGGCTAATATCCCCGAAGGATTTCCTATAGTTGTTACGACTGTATCACTGGTAGCATAAGAAGTAATTATTAAAGCGACCCTTCTTAATGGTTGATACCTTGTATATTCAAAATTAGGAGTGTTTAATTTACTTATATCATTTGGTAATCTTTCTGGGTCTATTAAATTAAAATGCCAGTCATAAGTACAGTCAATTAATCTCATTAAACCAAATCTTTTCATTTCAGAAGGAACAATAGATGAACTACTAATAGGTAATGTTTGATAATTTTCATCTGTTTCATATTCTTCTTGTAAAGAGCCTTCATAATATTCATGATTGGTATTACTATTACCAAACACACTATCTCCCTTTAATAAAATACTATAATCGGTAAAATTCCTATTAACAGTATTTCCATCTACTACTCCAGAATAACCAATATGGTGTTTTCTCGACATAGAATCTGGATACATATCAGCAGGGGAGAAAATAAACCACCTCATTGTTTTAGGGTCGGGCAATTCCCAATGGTCTTTAGCCCTTGTAATTCCATCAAATTTAGGACCAATAAATGGTGGATATAGAATACTAATTTCTTCATAACCTGTGGTATTATCATCGACCCCACCAACTCCAAATCCTTGAGCCGCTACTACCGTTCCTAATTGAGTGAAAGGAACTTTTCCGTAGTCCATTATATATTTAGTGTTTGCTAATCCACCCAATTTAAAAGTTCTATTATTATTTTTATCAGGCCATCCACCTAATTTTACCCATTGAGCAAGTAAACTCTTAGCAAAAACACTTCCATCTAATGCAGGTGCGGGATGGATGTAAGCAGAGTCAGTAGAGCCGCCATCCCATTCTACATCATAATCATAATCATTATCAGAATTAGTTTTCCATCTCCTATATTGAAGAACTGTTTCCGGTAAATCACTATTTAATGGGGATTCAACATCTTCTTGCCAGTCTCCCCCTCTATAATTATCATGTATTCTCGGCATATATCTTGGATAAGATAACACTTCATGGCTTGAGTTTTCTGGAGAAGTAATAGTAGTTCCATGTTTATTAAAATCAGCAAAATTACTACCAGTTACAGGTCT